ATGTTAAAGGGAAAATGAAATTGAAATTGCAATTCAATTCATTTGTTTAAAATGAAAATGAAATTTCAATTATACATTATCCCATTTTACAATATACTCAAATGAAATATCATCATGTACAACTTCAAATCCATATTCGCGCAACCTATCTATATGTTGCCATTCATGCGGATCAAGTATATAGTAATCATAACCATGATATGCTGCCCATTCAATATTATTTATGAGCTTTTGCCAATAAGTAAGCATGTCAGAACGATATTGTTTAGTGATGTGTGCCATAGCGCGAGCATTGAAAGGCATAATGATTTCCTCCTTATTTTCTAAAACTATTATAACAAAAATTAAGAAAAAAGTCAAGAGGGAAAGAAAAAAGCATTATGGCCCTTTCAAAGGTGGTACATCTTGTAAAATAAAAGAAAGGTAGAAAGATAGATTATAAGTAAGTAGTTAGTAGGGTTGGAGTAGTAGGGAGAAAAAACTAGGGCGGCAAAAATTTTGCTATGGTTTGTGCGATGACAGGGGAGGTAGGGGTATGGTAGGTAGTAGTGCGCCAAATTTTTACTTTTGTCAAATATTTAAAAATAATTTTTTTATTTAAAATAAATAAAAAATAAATAAAATAAATTAAATAAAATAAATAAAAATAATTTTTTCTTATTTTTTTCCTTACTTTTTTGGCCTGAATTTCCCAATAACCTACCTGGTAACCTATCCGCCTCAAGGCGGATAAGTTATTATATATATATTATATATATAATTAAGGAAAATTACTACCTTTTAAAAGGTAATAAAAAAAATGAGTTTTTTTTTGACTACCTTCTAAAGGGGGGTAAGGGGGTAGTCAAAAATCGTCTCATTTTTTTTATTAAAAAAATATTTTAATTTAAATAATAAAATATAATAATTTTTTGAATTATTTTTTTTATTTTTATTAGAAAAAAAATAATTCAAATATTTGACATAAATCAAATTCTATGCTATAATATAAATAGAATGAAAATGGGAGGATATATTGATGACTACAGTATCCGATTTACAAGAACAACAGAAATTAATTTTTCGCCGCGGCGATTATAATATATTGGATTGTGGTGTGCGCACAGGTAAGACTTATTGGGCTATAAATAATCTGGCCGGATTTACACGTGATGGCAACTTAAACCGCATTCTTTTTCTTACTGATACAACCGCATTAAAAGACCAGCTTCTCACGGAGTATGGCGACAGCTGTGTAGAAGCAGATGAGTTTTGGGAAACGCCAAGCGGAACATGGGACGCAGATAATAACAAAAAAATAGGGGTTATGTGTTACCAGCGTTTGGGCGCGAAATGTTTGAAGGATGAATTAAAGTTCCTAGATGAAATAGATGTGATCTGTTGGGATGAGTGTGATAGTATATTTGACTTTGCGACCCAGGCTTTTGTGCGGGCCAGAAAAACAGACTTCGCGCGCAAAGAGGTATCTAACGCGGAAGTCCTTTCAGTTATTCAGCAATTTTCTAGTAAGAAAGAATATATGTCGCTTGTGCTATTGGGCGCCTGGGAGCGTCTGATTGAGGAAGGCCGCATTATGTGTATTGGGCTTTCAGCTTCTCCGGAGCGTGCGTATCATTATTATAAGTCACTAGTGAGCGCCAGCTACCAAGGTAAGTTAGAAGTTGGCTACCGCATGGCAAATGATATCTATTTCTGTAATATTATAGAGCATGTTTCCCAGCTTACACCAGAGTTGAATAAAGGATATTGGTGCTTTTCTCCATTTATTGAGCCTAACCAGCGGCTGGTAGAAGCAGCTTGTGCGCGCGGTTTTCACGCTATTGAACTTCATTCTCCCAATAATACGGATAAACCTATGTCAGAAGAACAGATGCGCGTGTATAATATGGTGGTGGCTACGGGGCTAGTGCCGCCAGAGTATGATTTTGTCATAGTGAATAAGGCGCTGGCCCGCGGCATTACTATTGTTGACCAGCGTTTCAATCATCTTATTATTGATTCTGTTAATCAAGTAGACAGGATACAAGCAGCTCGTCAAACCTTTAATTATCAAAGACATTTAAAAGTATTCGCGCCCGCTATACCAGATGAATATTTAAATCAATGGTTGCATGTGGAGAAGTGTAGGGAACTGGCCGAGTACATGGCAGTGCCCGAATTGGATAGGAATAATAAGAATACAAATCGTATAATGACCTGGAATAAGTTAAAAGATTATCTTCCAGCTTTAGGATATACAGTAGAGCAAAAGCGTAAACGTATTGATGGAAAGCAGCAGCAAGCTTATTTTATTTCTGGTGAGTGGCATGATGTGGAAGTGGTGGATAACGATTTTCTCCAGCTTGTAGCGGCGAAAAATATTTGACAAAATATAAAAATTATGTTATAATAAAATGGGTGTATGTGCTTTATAGGTACACTAACCCCAGCTGTTGCTTCATAGTAAACAACAGCTTATTTTTATTAGCAACTAACCATAGTTCCAGCTCTCCGAGTGCAGCTTTCCAGCTCCCAGGTTTTTAGGTTATGTAGCGTGTGGTGTAGTAGCTCCTTCTATAATTATTATACCATAATTTCATATCAAAGTCAAATGGTAGGATTACTCTGGTAGCATGGCATCATGCTACCACTTTATCATGCTACTATGGTAGCATAGTGAAGTATTGTTGACTTTTTGTAAATTTGAGTGCACGTGCATTCTAATTTACATAGGTTTAACTTGACACATTATAATTTTTCTGCTATACTTATACTATCAAATGAAGGGAGAACAGAAAATGAAGATAGGCGATAAGGTAGTATTTGGCGATTATTCCATGGTTGGTTATATTGTCAAGATTGAGATTGACCCCATCAGCGAGTTTGTTACTGATTTTCAAAAACCAGAAGAATTTGCGACATATACAATCCGCGTTTTTAAGCCTTTTTATAAGGACGGGTATACTGATTTCCAAAGGTCAAGAGATGAAATAGCGCTCTATTAAGAAAGGATATAAAAATATGATGCAACGTTATCAAGTAGCAAATAGAAATATGCAAGCACTTTGTGCAGCGGCTTGTGCGGCAAAAGGATTTGTCTGGAATATCTTTTTTGGCTGGCGGCGAACATGGCATGATGGAGATATAGAAATCATGGAGTTTTTGTTGCCGCCACGTTTATATAATGATTTGCTTTGGGATTGCCGCTATTATTTTCCTAACTCATAGAGTTAGGAATTTATTTTAATTATATGTAAATTAAACTGTACGTACAATCTATTTAACATTTGCTTAATAAAAAGAGGGCTTTACACCCTCTTTACATCCATCCAACAATTCCGTCTTATTCCTTTACCATATGGCATTGCCTTGTGACTTTCAAAGCATCGCCGCATAATATAGGTTTCAATGAGTACATCGTCAAGACCTTTATGTTCTTCTTCAAATTGCGGCGACAGTATTAAGTATTTGTAAACCGTTTCTGCGCTGGTGCTATAATTTTTTGCGTTTGGTTCTCCTTTGCGATTGCTGGTGTACTGATGCTGTTCACAAAAACTCTTATATGTTTTGCGCTGGCATATAGTTTGGCAAGCCATATTCCATATACACATAAAATTTGTATTATAAGGGAAAAAGTAACGTATTTTTGATTTGGTTAGCCATCGTAAAGTTGTGTTTAATGCGTTACGGTCAAAATGCGCATTATAGGCGGCAACATCACGCACATTATATTCTTTCATGAGATTAAGAATATAACGCCGCGCTTGCTGGAAGTCAACCATGATTCTTTTTCCTGCGTGAATATCTTTCACATAATCGGGGATTTTATTGGCATAGTAGGCGGTTTGCATAAGATCACGTTCATAAACAAAAACGTCACGTATTACAAAAGAAAATCTTTCGTAAATGCGTCCTTGTTTATCAGTGATTACACCGCCTATATCATAGACGAACGGCTGTTCAAGACTGTTTGCGGTTTCAACGTCCAGTACCAAAATGTGATTAATTCGGTTATCCATACTTAAAATCTCCTTTGTTTTTGTTATTACAATTATACAATATGGAAGAAATGAAGTCAAGTTAAATATATGTAAATTAGACGGGACGTGCATTGTAATTAATCTATTTTTAACTTGACTTTTAGTATGATTTCTGTTATTATGTATATAGAAAATGAAAGGGGATACGGTTATGGAAAAAATTATTATCTATCGTGCGTTTGATGGTGAGGATTTTTACAATGAGCAAGAATGTCTTGACTATGAAGCCAAGTATGAGGGTTACATTGATGAGTTTTGCCAATGCTATTCTTTCTATGATAAAGATAATAATGAGATTATTATCAAGCGCGGTGATTTGTGTGAAACGCTGACTAATATTGAGGATGCGTTTGATTTTTGTGAAACCATCAAAATAAATAATCATATAAGTGATGATGCTTATAATTTTTTCTATGAGGAGTTTGGGTGGGATGTTCCCACTGAACCCGGCAAGTATCTGTATGATTTTGATGATTATAAATGGGGATATTACGGGAGGTTTTAACTCCCGTTTTAATTTTATGTTAATTAAAAGGTACGTACATTGTAATTAATTTATTTTTAACTTGACAATTCCTGGAATTTCTGCTATACTATAATTGTTCCAAGGGCAGGGAGGTAAGGACGAAGAGTTAAGAATTAACAAAACCTTTACTTGACTTTCCGCTGAATCTCTGCTATAATAGAATCACAAAAGGGAAAGGAAAATCCCCAACACCAGAAAGGAAAAAGCCTATGTCTATGAACGCTGCTGAAATGAAGAACACCGCCCGTCAGATGACCATTGCCGCTATCATGCCCGCCCTGCAGGAGAATGACGCCGTAAAGTTTGCGGATGCGTCGTTCGCCATCCTTCAGACAGTTGACGGTCAGGAGATTTGGACGGAAGTAACCGTCAAGTCTAAGGCATACAAGCCGACCAAGGTATCGCCCGCATTTGACCCCTTTGAGGCGGCTCAGGAATGGGAAGCCGAAAAGAAGTTGAAGGCGGATGCCAAGGCCGCTAAGGAAGCCGAGAAGGCGGCGAAACTTGCCGCAAAGGAGAAGGCGTAAGCTTTCCATTAAGAAGAAGGCGTAAGCCTTCTTTTTTTTATGGCTGTGTTAATTATAAGGTACGTACTATGTATTTTACAAAGGTTTAACTTGACACCTTTATTTATTTCTGCTATACTGTATACAGATAAACGAAAGGGGAACCGCATTATGAAGTCTGATTATATCACGCGCGCAAAGAAGTTTATGGTTAGTTTCATGCCCTATTTTGAAAGCTATAAGGACACCCGTGAAGCTGTACGGTATTATAACCATGATAAACATCGTCATGTGGAATATTATCATGGTATTGCACGTCGTTGTCTGTGTTTGGCTGATTACGCTGTGAAATGGGATTATAATTATGAAACTGTTGAGCGTTTTGGTGGATGCGAACAGGAAGTCATTAACTATCAGTTTGCGTGTGATTATGGCTATGACTATTTGTTTGCGGAGATTACGCGTATTGAAGTTAATGGTTATATCTTTTATGTGATGCCACGTATCACGGTGTTGGCCATGAACGCGGGAACGGATGAATATCATCCTGATGAAAGACTGTCATGTGATGAATATGATTTCATCTATAATACAATGAGGTTGTGCGACCTGCATGATGAAAACTGGGGTTTCCTTCATGGTGAAGTCAAGATTATTGACTATGCTAATACACACAGGGAAGATTAACTTCCCTGTTTAATTTTATGTTAATTATAATGGACGTGCGATATAATTTACACGATGGTAATAAAAAAGAAGGCGTAAGCCTTCTTTATTTAAGGTTTAATTAAATCCTGAACCATTTGATAAATCTTTTCATACTCCTCATTATAACGATACATATCAAACAAGTTTAGCCGCATACGGCGAACTTTTAGATTACTGGTTGGCGCTCGTTTTACAATCTCGCGCATTTGTTCTAAATCAAATTGCATATAATCTCTCCCTTCTGTTTATAGTATAATATATTTTCTATAAAATGTCAAGTTAAGATTGGGTAAATTAGAGTGTACGTACTTTCTATTTTACATATGTTTAACTTGACAGCATACTTTTTATCCTGTATAATAGACTTATAAAAAGAAAGGGGAAAATCGCTATGAAGTCTGATTATCGTGTGCGCGCTTTTAATTTCCTGAAGTCTATTTTTCCTTATATCTGCGATACAATGGAGAGTGCTTGGGAAACCGAACAGGCAGTATGGCGTTACAATGTAATTAAGTCGCGCAATGTTCAGTGTATGTCTGGCTCGGCGCGTATCGCACTGATTACCTCTGATTATGTAATCAAATGGGATTATGACGAAGAAAATGTGCAGGAAATTGGCGGTTGTGATGTTGAATATGAAAACTACCGCGAAGCGGTTGCGGCTGGTTATGGGCATCTGTTCGCGGAAACCACGCAGGTAGAATATAACGGTATTACTTTTAATATTATGCCGCGTGTTAAAAATATTGGCAGAAAGCATCACGCTTACGATATTGACCATTATATGACGCGCGAAGAATATAACTGGGTCAGTCACTTTATTAGTGATTTGCATAGTTATAACTGGGGCATCATGAATAATAGGGCGGTAATTATTGATTATGCTTATAGATATGATTGGGGATATTAAACCTCCCCATTTTTTAAGTAAATGTTAATTTAACTGTACGTTCGCTGTAATTAAAGAAAAATTAACGACCATCAAAGATGGTCGTCAACTTTTATTCGTTCAATATTTTCACAATGTGAAAAGGTATAAACCTCTATCCATCGCCATGCTTTTCCACAAGTTGAACACGTACCCTCAACAGTATCATAATATTTATTGCCATAATATTCACTGTCAAGAGTATCAATGGCGCGGACAAAATGCCCGCAATGAGGACATCTCATAAATTATCAATCCTCCTTACAAATTCCTTCAGCAAACTCGGCATCAAGAACATCAAAGTCAATTTCCGCGCCGAAGGTTTCGTCGTTCTTGGTAGTGAACTGATAGGAATAACCATCGAGATCTTCAAAAGCTACGATATTCTCATCACTCGCAAGAAAATCTTCAAACGCAATCCGCGCCCGCTTGATGCTGGAATAGGTGCCGAACACGCCACCATAAAAGTAATTGGAAAAGACAATGTAAATAACCATACTGTGAAGTCCCCTTTCGTTTTTTTCTGTATATAGTATAGCAAAAATTATATTCAATGTCAAGTTAAAAGTAAGTAAAATAGAATATACGTACATTTTAATTAACACGCACTTAATAAAAGAAAATCCGCCATAGGCGGATTTTCTTTTTGGATTATACCGCAAGGCGGTAGGTATTCGCCTTGCCCTTGGCTTCGGTCTTAATGACCTCATCCTTCATTTCGCGAAGGAGGATAGCCTGAACCTTCGCGGCGGTGAAGTCCTGCGGCAGGCGGTCAGCCGCGGCGGTGAAGATTTCCTTCGCCGTCATGTCGGTGGTGATGGTATCACGCAGGATAGGGAGAACCTGCGCCATCAGAGCAGAGCGGGCGTCAGCACGCTTGGCCTTGGCCTTGGCCTTGGCTTCATCACTGGTCTTGCGGGACTTTGCGATCTGGTCGCGGATTTTGGTGAGAACCTCAACGATTTCGGTGGGGTAGGGTTGAACCTCGGTGGAGTTGGTCACGGCGGCGATAGCGTAGTTCAGGGCATCAACGCGGGTCAGGGAATTCTTCATAGTATTTTCCTTTCTGGTTTGTGAGGTTTTCCTTCCTCTGTTGTGTATTCATTATAGCACGTTTTGTGCTTAATGTCAAGTTAAGAATTTGTTAATTCCAAGGGGTTTTCGCGGAGTTTAGCCTTTTCATTTTTTTTCGCAACGAAGCCTAATGCTGTTTTGACCTGTTGCTCCCCTTGGAACAATAATAGTATAGCAGAAATCGCGGTGAAAGTCAATACTTTGGCGAGTTAATTGTAAGTAAAATACAATGTACGTACATTATAATTTACATTTGCTTAATAAAAAAAGAAGGGCCTTTCGGCCTTTCTTTAATATTCAGGGTTTATGCCGATATACTTGGCAAGAATATTTAAGCGGTTCATTAGTCCGCGGCAATATCTGCTAATATTATCTTCTTCAATTTTGCCGTTGACATAATTTTGAATTGCTTCATAAACGGCGTAGCACTCGCGCATGTTAGGTACCTTTCGCCGCATACAAAATTCATCGGTGCCGCCCAAATCACGGAAGGGAAAATATTTAATGCCGGGTGTAATTGCGTGCTTTGCCGCAATTTTAGAAAGAATAAAGGTTTCTATTTCTGCGTCACTCAATGCCGTATGACTTTCCACAAAATCATATTTGTTAATCAGATACTGATAGGAAGATTCAGCGGAAGTCTTAAAGAACGTACCGGAATTAGTAAACATATTGTGATTGATACATTCGTTTTTGTAGGTAGGATTATTGAGAAGGTGAGTTGTGGCAAGCCCCCAAAGGTCAAACAGGATATACTCATTTCCACGAAAACGAAAAATATCGGGTTCAAAGTCGGGGTTAGGTTCGTTTTTGGTCTTACCATTCGCAATAATGGCGGCGGCGTTGCGCTGGTATTGCTCCCACTTGAAATAATCGGGGCTATACAGTTTACAAACATACAATTCAGTAAACGGAATGGCCTTCTTGAAATCAAACATAGAGTTAAATGCGCCCACGGCATCAACCTTTTTCAAATCATTTATCATAATATCCATGACATTATCCCAAGGAAGAACGGAAGTTTCACCCTTGGCGAGCATTTCAAGATAAATCGGGCGCTTTTCCGCATAGTATGCAGTATTGAATACGGCGGGAACGCTGAAAGTTTCGGCAATCAAAAATTGCTTACGCTCGGAAATATTACCCTTGCGGTCGGTAATAGTCCATCCAATATCATAAATCAGGGGCTTGGCAATAGCAATACGCTTTTTGCGCTCGGAGTCATTTCCCGCAATTTCATTTGCAAAGGGAAGGGTCGCGGTTTCGCTGTCCAGTACCATAAAATGCAGTTTCTTCATTTTTTTTTCCTTTCTGGTTTGTCGTTGTTTTCCTTCAACTTATGGGATAATTATACCATGTAAAAATGAAGGTGTCAAGTTAAAAGTATGTAAATCAAATTGTACGTACTATATAATTAACATTCGCTTAATAAAATAAAACCGCCCCGAAGGGCGGTTGGCTGGAATTACTTCGCCGTATAGGTGAAGGGGTTCTTGCCGTTGTCATGCTTGACAACTTCATCATTCCAGTAGTGCAGGAGCGCATACTGCAACTTAGCGGCAGTAAAACCCTGCGACCATTCGTCGCTGGCGGCAAAGATTTCCTTGACCGTCATCGGCTTGTCGCTCATAACGTCGAAGGCGATTTCCTTCGCCACATCGTAGGCGTTGCGGTTAGCCTGTGCCTTAGCGTTCAGGCGGTCATATTCGGCGTTAACTTCCTCACGCAGAACAGACAGGTCGATGGTTTCGTCGCCGTTGAGATAGTTGCGGATGGATTCAAGAGTGGACTTCTTCATAATGGTAATTCCTTTCTGGTTTGTTGGGTTTTCCTTCCCTTTGATGTATTTATTATACCATGATTTCGGTATAATGTCAAGTAAAGAGTTTGTTAAGTGGGGCGATTTCTCACTTTTGGTGGGTCAACGGCCTCTCTGCCCTCGCCCCTCTCAACAATAATAGTATAGCAGAATTTCAGATAAAAGTCAAGAGGTGGGTGCGTTAAATGAAAGTTAAATAGAAAGTACGTACATTATAATTAACATTGATTTCAAAATGAAATGGTGAGAGTGGCGAGGATCGAACTCGCGACCCACAGATTAAAGGTCTGTTGCTCTACCAACTGAGCTACACTCCCATAATATGAAAGGGTTCGGAAATATGCGCATATTTTTCCTTAATTCCTCGTGCGTTCCTATGCGACTTAATTATCGCAATCTTATAAGCGCGTTGGGTCTATTGCTATTTCCAACCATAGCCCCACACCCACGAAGTGGCTCAGAGGTTTTCCCTTTCAACAATATTATTATAATCCAATTTCCACTAAAAGTCAAGTTAATAATATGTAAAATTGAACATACGTACATTGAAATTAAAATGAAATTAACAAAGGAGAACGCTTATGCGTTCTCCCATTCTTCCCACGATTCCCAAAACGCGCCCCAATCATCGCAATCTTCCATGGGGTCGCGCACATAGCAAACGCCCTGTTCATAATAGGGGCAGTCCCAACCATTACAGGGGCAGTAAATGGGTTCTTGCTTGCCTGTGTTGTGGTCATAGTGGGTGCCGTTGCTTTCCTTAATAATCATACTTCCTCCTTAGGTACTTTATACCAAAAAATCTCATTATTATTAAAATAATAATACCAACCCTTATATAATACTCTTATCCTACCATTAGGGAAAATAGTAAAGGAATAAGCTACCCGCATTCTGTCAAGACCATTAAGGAATTGAGTTAAAGTTATATTATACATCATAATTATATTCCTTTCCCTTGTGCTTAACTTTGGGGTTCTTCTTCTTGTTGGGGATAACCTTAGTTACGGGATTAATCGCGCCCCAGTTACCGCGAATTTTGCGGACGACCTCGTAAGTAGAATTAGTATTTTGTTTCTTCATATTATTTTCTCACTTTCAGGATAAAGATTATTTCCTTAACTCTGGTATTAGTATAGCAGAAATAAAATGAAATGTCAAGTTAAATGATTATGAAATAGAATGTACGTTCATTTTAGTTAACACGAAATTAAAATGAAATTGTGTAAAAAAAAAGAAGGGGTTATTCCCCTTCCTTTTCCTTCTTTGCGGCTTCGCGCTTCGCCCTATCCTTGGCGGCCTTCTCCTCACGTTCGGCGGCACGCTGTGCCTTCGCTGCCTGCTTCGCGTTGTAGTCTGCGATTTCGGCGGCCATGAGTTCGTCGGCGGTCATGTCCTCGCGCTGTTCGGCGACGATGACGGCGATGCGGGCATAACGGCGTTCGCCGTTGATGTCCTCAACGATGCAACCAAACTGGCGATCGTTGATTTTCTGATAGTCGTACAGGTAGTCGTCAGTGCTGTTACCGAGAATGTCGTCAAAGATGGCGGAACGGATGTTAGAATCGACAACGGCCTTGGAAATCTTCATAGTGTTTTTCCTTTCTGGTTTGGAAGAGTTTTCCTTCTCTTATGTATTAATTATATCAGAAATCCGGAGGATTGTCAAGTTAAGAGTTTGTTACCCATTCATTTCATGAATGACCGCGCAGATGAATCCAACAATCAGCGGAATCACCCAACACAGAGCGCCATAAGGTACTTTACCCATTGTCCAAAGAACGTAGTCAATCAGCGCGGTAATAACGAACAAAAAGGAAATCTGTATCTTCATGGTTGTGCCTTTCTGGTTTTTAAGTGTTTTCCTTTACTTGTTGATATAAGTATAGCAGAAATTGTGGTAAAAGTCAATAGTTTTCTATGTTAATTGTCAGTAAAATAGATTGGACGTACACTGTAATTAACATAACGTTTAAAAATGGCGGTTAAACCGCCATCAAGGTATTAGTTGGGTTCATCTTCTTCATGTATCATGGCGTCAAGTCCCTTTTCGTTAAGGTTCTTGACAATCTTGCGGGCGTTGCGCTTGCGTTCCTTTTCCTTTTCTGCACGCTCTGCCTTTTCCTTGCGTGCGGCGGCCTTGTCGGCGCGATCTGCGAGGACAAGTTTCCAGTCCTCTGCGGCGGCGTAACCGTCATAAGCGTCATAACCGCCGTCACCGTTGCGAGTACCACGAGGAATGGACACCTTGATAAGCGCAAACTTTTCGTTGCCCTCACTGTCAACAACAGGGATGGTCAGTTCGCTGGCGCTAACTGGCATAACGTCAGTATCGTAAAGGTCAGACAGAGTGCCTATGATGGCGTTCAGAATGTTATTGCGGATTTCGGTTTCAAGAGATGCTTTGCTCATGGCGTTAGTCCTTTCTGGTTTTTTAGTGTTTTCCTTCACTTTCTGGAATTATTATAGCAGATTCAGAGAGAAAAGTCAAGTTAAGATTTTGTGTCAAAGAATGAAAAATCATTACGAATACATTCATAGGCGAAATAACAACAATAGGTATTGAAACGAAAAGCACAATCTTTGCACTTTGAGCAATTACTAACAGTTTCCATCAAAAAATCGTTTAGTTCTTCCATTTGACTTTCTCCTTTCACTTTCTATAATTATTATAGCATAAATTTCAAAAAAAGTCAAGTAAATTTTTTGTTAATTTGAATGTACGTACATTATAATTAACATAACCGCAATAAAGAAATCGGCTTACGCCGACTTTACAAATTCTGTTAAGATTTCGAAAATTTCGCTCGGCTCGTATGCTTCGCCGTTTTCCCATGTGGCGCGGTTTCGCGTTTCATCGTCAAACAAACAACCGCCGCCGCAAGTTTCCCATTTATTCACGCCATAAGGAATAATTTTAATTTCATCCCATTTAACCGACGGAAGATGCAAAGACAACCAAAACATTTTAGCACTTGTCACAAGCGCGTCATATTCGGGTGTGCTGGTTTTGGAAAGCCACGAAATAACACCTATTTCATAACCCATTTTTTGCAGGCGGTTCAGGTAACGCGCAAGCCGCGAAAGATTTACAAGTGGGCGGGCGATGGCATATGGTGTCGGGTCGCCGTCAATTAGCATAGCAAGCCAATTTTCCACGCCGTAAAGATCTGCGATTGTTCCGTCCATGTCAAACCAAATTTTCTTCATTGTGTGTTCCCCTTTCGTTTTCTATATATAGTATATATCAAAATGGATATTCTGTCAAGTTAAGTGTTTGTTAAATAGAATGTACGTACATTGAAATTAAAGTGGAATTTACATTCCACTTTGTTTTTTCCATTCTTTATATTCAGTATCATAAATAGTAAACCGATTCATGGAAGTCATGGTTCGTCCCCACATATCATATTCTTTAATGCCGCCATCCCATAAGCAATAAAAGAAAATAATAATTTGTACAGGAATAAATAGAAGAATGTAGATGGGCCATTTAACTTTAGCAGTTAGTAAAACACTTGCATCTCGTTCTTTAAGGTAGCAATTACAGCAGTATTTAATAAAAGGGTGACGCGCCTTGTAATTCATCAGGTAGGCGAAATCTTTGTAGCTAATTTTCTTCATAATTAGTAGCTCCCTTCATTTTCTATATATATTATAACAGCTTTCCAGCTTTGTGTCAAGTTAAGTTTATGTTAAAAGCAGCTTCCAGCTGCCAGCTTGGGTATGTTAAATTAATGTTAAGTTTACATAAACTTAACATAAAGTTAGGTACGACTAATAGACCCGATACACGGGTCAATTTACATAAACTTAACAGTTGCTTAACCATAACTTAACGTCTCCTTAACTCAAACATAACATTCACCTTCCTTATCCACTTTATACCATTTTAACGCAGTATAACGCGGTTGTCAAGTTAAATATCTGTAAATTATATTGTACGTACAATATAATTAATAAGCGGTTAACAAACCGCTTATTAGGGCCAAACTCACATGAGTGGTAGCTTGTCATAGTCAAACCGCGCGGCCCGGCAGGCGTTACGGAACGTGATCCGCCAAAGCTGGCGTGGGTCTTCGGTCTGGAGAATGTCGGGGTAGCGCTCGCCAGGCCAGTACATGCGGGCGGACGGCACGCCGTCCCACATGAAAAAGGTCACGCGGACGGTCGTGTGGGCGGTGATGGCGAAACCGTGAGCAGACTTAATAATACGCATAGATATACCTCCTTTATGTGTCGCTGTGGTTTTCCTTGATTACAGTAAGAGTATACCACAGAGCGCCAGGAAAGTCAAGTTAAAAGACGGTAAATTATAGCGGACGTACTATATAATTTACACAACAATAATAAAAAAGAATTGAGTTTCCTCAATTCTTTGCTACAATTTTAAGGTACCAAAGATATTGAGGTTGCTCAAAAGAGAGATAGTCAACCGCGATTCGCGCCTTGAGGCGGTCATAAAAAACGAGGGTTTGGGTTTCGGCGGTATTAGTGACAATGTACTTGGTCATGGGGCAAACCTCCTTTGTTTGATTAACTATATTATACCACAAAAATAGTGCGGGCACAAGAGATTTGAATGTAAAATTTATGGAAAATACAATGTACGTACAACATAATTTACATATAATTAAAAAAAGATTTGAGGTTTAGTCCCTCAAATCTTTTTCGCTGATTTCGGTCATAGTACCGAACAGGTAAATTGTCGGGTCATAAATCTTATCGCGGTTATTCCAAAGGAAATTACGTGCGGCGCGGGTAGTATGGAAAAAAGCATCTTCAAGTTTAAAGGTGTTCTTATCAAGATAGCAAATCATGTAAAGCGGAAGATTCATAGTTGCGACCTCCTTTATTTGATGTCTTATTATAGCACATTGAATATTAAGAAGTAAGCAATTATAGGTTAAGTTGCTGTAAAATATAAGGTACGTACTATATAATTAACATATAGTTTAAACAAAAAGGGCTTTCGCCCTTTATACGTTTATCGGGTAAATGTTAATTTCCTGCGTGCTGTGGTCATCAGGGTCAATATAGATAATGAGCGGGCAATCTTCAATATCGGAGAAGGAAAGCACTTGCAATCCTTCTGTTACGCAATGGTTAATTGCGTTTGCAATAGCTTCATCCTTGGTGTAGGCGGTTGCGGCGTATTCGTCACGCTTATCAATAATACGGTAAAACATGGGGTTACCTCCTCTCATTTGATAAGTCTATTATAACATAATATGATGTTAAAAAACAAGCAATTAGAGATTGAGTTTATGTAAATTATAAGGTACGTACAATATAATTAACAGTGATATAATAAAAATCACGCGGGTGGTTAATCCGCGTGATGGCCCGATCTATTAAATCTGTCTTACTTAACAATGATTTCCCGCACAAGCCAAGTCAAACCTGTGCAAAGTTCACGCCACCTTGCCGCCTGTATCGCCTCGCAACGGGATGTGTAATAGGCGGAACCCTGCAAACCTGTTTCACATTCAATCACGTACTTTTTCATTTTGAAATTCCCCTTTCTTTTGATAGATACAGTATATCATACAAATATAAAGATGTCAAGTTAAATAACGGTAAAATTGAAGTTACGTACTTTTGATTTAATATAAAATTAAAGTGGATGGATTACTCCATCCACTTCGGGGTATACTCGCGATTGCAGTAAAAGAAATGGCAAAAATGATAATCATCGCCGGACAACCAAATATTGTAATAACTCTCCATGTCAGTTTCGCGGGCGAAGTTCACTTCGGTCGGGTACTTGTTCTCAAGAAGCTGGTAAACGATAGTGTACAACATTGTTTTGCCCTCCCTTGTTTTGATAAGACAATTATAGCATGGGGTAGGTAATATGTCAAGTTAAAAGATAGTAAAATCTGATGCACGTATATTATTTTTAAAATGAAATTAACTTTTGGGATATTGAAATATAAAAATGGGATATGAAAATAAAATTGAAATTGAAATTGAAATTATAGGAAATGAAATTGAAATTGAAATTCAAAATGAAATTATAGGAGTCAAAATGAAATTACAATATATAAATTATATGTAAAGATGAGTGTACATGCATTTAATTTAACATAATAATAAAGGTTGGATTAACCGACCTTTATTGCGTCAACATACCAATCTAATCCTGTGCAATTTTTCCGAAAACGTGCTGCGGCAAGGGCTGCCGCATGGGTATCGTAGTATCCAATACCTTGAAAACCATTAATGCAACGAATAATGTACTTATACATTTATAATCTACCTCCTTTTATAAATTTATTATATCATAAAAGTATTTTGATGTCAATTATTTTTATGTTAAAAAGAATGAACATACTGTATATTTAACATAAACTTAATTTATAATAATAAGAATAAGCACTATTAATGAAATAGTGCTGGTAATATAACAATTAAACCAAATCCTATTACGCCCATTATTATTTCAAACAAAATTGCTATAATATTTTTGATTATTTTTTTAACATCTTGGCAAGTTAATTGATATATCCACATATTAAATTTATAAGATAAAGAATTTCGAGTTCGCTTCATAACATATCGCCTCCTTTTTTATGTTAATAAAAGTATATCATATTTCATTATAAAAAGCAAGTACAAAAATAAATTTATATTATGATTATTATTTGACATAAATTATAATAAATGTCTAATTTAATGATTTTGTTAATTATAATGTACATGCAAGTGATTTAATGATTATTTAACTTGTTTTTGTATTTATTATGTGCTATACTATATATAATAAAAAGAAAGGGGATTCACCACTATGATGCCTATTTATAATGCTTCTACTCTTTTTCAAATTACTACTAACGCCCGCCTTGCCGAATATAATCGCATTAAAAATGATTATGTTCCCGCGGCACTTTGCAAAGTCAATGAAGCAAATTTCGCCGCGGCTAATGCTGGGTTTCAATCTGCTGTGAAAGATTTTAATCTTCTGTGTATGGGTCTTACCACAGAAGAAGCGCAAAACTATTTTAGAATTGGTTTGAAAGCCGAATTAGAAGAACTCGGATTCAAACTGGAAATTAAACTTAATAACGGTATGATGAAAGTAACGTGTAAATGGTAATTGCGGGCAACCGCAATTTCATTTTATATAGGATAATTAAAAATAATATTATTAATGTACTGTAAATTATAAAGTACGTGCATTATATTTTACATAAAATTAAAATGGTATGTTAAACATACCATTTCATTATTTCTTCCAAATCCTTTATCTCATGCGAATAGCAATCAATAGAGATTTCCATGTAACCCGGCGCGGGCCAATGCTCATCTATGGTATAATCAAAACCGTAATCATTTAGTTGCTCAAACATGGTTTCGTTGTCCGTGTTCATCTCCACAATATAGCACTTCGTTGTCATTTCAAATTACCGTCCTTTCCTCAATTTCTATAATCATTATACCACATCATTAGATAAAAAGCAATAGTTTAATGTTAATTTTATGATAATATCAATGTACGTACATTATATTTAACATAATGATAATTAAAAGGCGCTTAATAGCGCCTTTTCCTATTAAATTTTGCACTTTGTTGGTTAAATCTGTCATATGCACTTACTTGTCTATAACTGTTATATTCTTGTTCGGTAATTTCTTGACCGAATATTGCTATTCGTGTATGCTTTACACTTGGCATCCTGCGCGCTTTGTCGCACGCTTCAAGTAGATTGTTTGCCGCGATTGCGAACTTTATTTCAGTGCTGTGACCCATTCCGCAATGCCCACGATGACACAATACCATAAAGTACCTCATTGTTAAGTCTCCTTTCGTTTCTTTCTGGTTATATTATATCAAATAAGATGAAACGTGTCAAGTTAAGTTTATATTAAAATGAAAGTACGTGCATTTAAATTAACATAAATTAAAAAGAATTTTGAGGGTTATTAACCCTCAAATTCTTTACTTAACTTTACAGTCAAGTGCGTGAATCATTCGTGCAAGGACTTCGGCACAATGCACGCTGACATCACCACGATCCCATGGAAAACCAATGGTTTCCCATTGTCCCCAATCATTCCAATCATTTTTTTCGACTTCTGGATTGTAAAGACCACCATAGCAAGGGCTGCCCATACTACCGTTATGGCAAATAGCATCGGCGTCAGGATAGTCCTTGAAGGTGACAACCCAACCATGCTGGTAATAACTTACCTTATCAATCTTAACATTATTCGCGCGACATGCGTTAACGAGATCAACAAGGGAATTGATATAAGCGGCGTCAATCTGCTGATTGGTGAAAGCAATTTCATTGTTAGCCATAAATAATTACCTCTCTTTTATTTATTATATACAGTATATCATATTTCTTTATATTTGTCAAGTTAAGCTAATGTTAAGTTCAGTGTACGTGCAGCTTACTTTACATAAACTTAACTTCCCAGCTGCCATGTTAATTTTATGTTAAATTTACTGCGGTTCCCAGCTGCGTTTATACAGCTCCGCCCCAGCTCCAAGTTCCAGCTCCCATGGCGCATATTAGGACCTGGCGAATAGTATATATGGGGTGGGCCTGGGGCTGGGCCGGCCCTGGCGCCTGGCGCTTTACTCTGCTAAAGTGGCACAGTGCAAAGGCAACCGCCGGTTGATGCAACCGCCGGTTGATTCTACCCACAGTTGCGCAACCATAGGTTGCGCAACCATAGGTTGTACAACCGCTGATTGATTCTCTTATTAGTTGCGTGCTACTTTTAAGCGACTTTGTTAATTTCTTAACATACATTTTACATCCCGCCTTTCATGTACATAATAGCATAATTTGTTAAAATTTTGAAAAAATCCAGTGTACAGCAAAACACTTTACATAAATGCCACAATTAGCACTCAGCACCCAGGAGTGCTAATAATTGCATAAAAATACATCAATATGAATAAATATACATCAATACTACTGAAAAAAAAGTCAATAAAATGACCATGGATTTATAAAGAATATTAGATCAAATTAGACTATTCCGAGGCATTTGTGTAATTTTCAAGTAAAAAGGATTGACAGAAAAATCCCCATATTCTATAATGTCTATAATGCTGAATAGGCAGAACACATTATAAGATGTCGGCGGACAATAAACGCAGAAAGTGAGGAAAGACTATGAAACGCTGGAATGATTTGAACAGATTTAGTTATTCGGTGCTGTTGGTGGTAAACATTGATTCTATCTTTCAATACATCTCTACAATCTATACCGTAGACTATAAAAAGAAATTGACAAGGGTCGATGCTTATAATACTTTGTCCTATCAACTTGACGAGATTTCGACCGATTTCCGTGTTCGTGTTTATGGTAATCTTGACGCGCGACAGTTTGTTGATGACGTAACTATTGAGGGTAATTGGTACTACTCAACAGCAATTGAATACTTTGAAGTAATTGGTACACTGTGCGATAATGAGTTCATGATTTTTTCTGATGACAGAGATGAGTTAATTGCTATGATTAACACAATTCATGATAATTGTGTTTCTTGTGGTATTCATGGGGAATTTACTGAAATCACAATGCACAATCGTCCTATTGACTGGAACTATGGCAAGTTTTAATCACACAATGACAGATAAGAAAGAGAGGATTTAACCATGAAGATGGCATCAAAAATGTTTTGCAAGTATATTCGCGATATGCAAGCGGATTTTGTGGCGATTCCTGTAGAGGGCGATTGCTTGAAAGTTGCTATAGTTGCGCCGGATATGGTAGTTAAATGTATAGAGAATAGCGCAAGGGTAATTGAGCGGCGCAAGGGTGAACGATATGCACGGATGAAGAGGGTATATACGGCTACGATTGTTTGCCCTTTATGGCGCCCTGTCGCGTTGATAGATACGCCGTACAAGCATTTCAAAGATATACCTAAACATTGCGGGATGCTGTCAAGGGGCTTTGAAATACTTGTTGCAGAGGTTACACACGGTGAACACAAGGGTGATAATGCGGGGGTTGTTGATGTAAAGAACAGCGATTACGGGGATTTAGAATGTAAAAGCGGGGGGTCTAAATTCTATCATACATTCATCGCAACAATATGACGACAAAAGCAGGGCAAACGCCCTGCTTTTTTATGCCTTTATTGCCTACAAAACCTATAGGGGCGGTAGGATTCGGGAGTTAGTCCAGGCTAACTCCTGGGCGACCAGGGCCCCTCCCCAAATTCCACCAACTATTTTATTTTTAAAGTAAATTCCAAACCACCATATCCAAACACTTGACTTTTCCCGCAAAATATGTTAAAATCTAAAATGAAGGAAGTTGTATCTCTCCGGAGATGCTACAAATGAAGAAAAAATACTCACTTGATTATTCAATAGAACGCGACGTGGACCGCCTAGAGGCAGTTCGCGCTA